TGGTGTTCTTTCTTTGATTACGTTCTTGATACGACGAATTTTACGTGGATCAATATAACGTAGTTCTGCAATACCATTCTTAGGATTCTTTTCATCCAAAAGGATCTGGTAGTACAAACGACCGTCAACATACCATGTACGGAAAATGTCATGGCCACGGTCATCTAGTTTGATAAGTTTCAATACATTATTGAACTCATCGCGCATCTTTTTCTTGATAGATTCAGAGATGCTAACATCATCTAAATTGATGTTTACAGACTTACCTTTTTCATCAACGATAATTGCTTCGTTTACGATATCTTCAATAGCTGAATCACAATCGCTGTACTGAGCAACTTCACGATAACGACGGAGAAGGTCATTCTCATTCTTAATGACCCCATCCAAATCCATAACCATACCGTAGTACCCACCAGCATTAATACCAGTGTTTACTACGGTGGCACCGTCCTGTGCCGTTGGGGAGACCACGCTCCCTATTGGCAACTCTTTTTTACGGCTTATTTCAAATCCAAATAATTGCATTATATAACCTTCAGTTTATTATAGAGGGATAGAACCAACTGGAGTATCAACGCTAACGTTAACACCGAAGCCAGAAGAAGCACCAGTACCAGAAGTGAAGAAGTTGTATGTGAATTCCACATCAAACTGTTCAATTGCGTTCTGTTGTTCGTAGTCTAAACCGATAGCACCGATAGATGTTGGGAAAGCATCAAAGAACTTATAAGTCTTGATGATAGCGCCAGAGCGATCTAATTGGTGAATAGACAAGTCAACTTGATAGTCAGAAGGATTGACCTTACCATTAGTAGTGTCGTAGTTCTGGATACCAGATTGCCATTGTTCCAATGCGTTACGGATACCAAAAGTAGTATCGTTATAGATTGTTACAGACCATGGTTGGAATGTACGTTCACCAGCAAAGTTAACTGGGCGTCCTTTAAACAAGACTGGAATAGTCTCGATAGTTGACGCTGGTAACTGAGCAGCTTTACACAAGAACTGTGCACGTTGTCCAGCTACCGCACCCAATGTAACGAAGGATGGGAATGTTAGTTCGGCACGGAATTGGTTAGGACGAGCGCCCCCGCCAATCATCTGTGACTTAAAATCAGCAATATTTGCCATTTTGTATCTCCTTATTCTTTCTTATTTATTCTCTAATTAAGCACCTAATTCGCTGAAGCTAATGCTAGAACGAGCAGCCACGAAGTTTAGAGTAATAAAGTTGATAGAACGGTTTGGCTTAACGTAGATGTCAGCAACAAAGTTGTTAGAGTCAATTACTTGACCAGTGTTGTTAGACTCATCACACTTAACAGCGAAATCAGTAATACCACGACGACCTTGGATGTCACGTAGGAATGGCTCGATCAAGTTCTTGAACTGAGCGCGAGTGAACGGATCGTTGAATTCAAACAACTGATACTTAGCAGCAGTAGCGATAGCTTTTTCCATAACGATGAACAAGCGACGAACGTTGATACGATCGAATGCAGATGGCTTTGCCAACAATGTCTTGTCACCGAATAGAACAGTACCTTCGCCTGGGAATGTTACAACTGGGTTTACACCAGCTTTGTACAGAACATCACGATCTGCTTTAGTTGGGTTGTGTGCCAATTTAACAACGTTCTTGATCTGACCACGTGTTAGACCAGATGGAGAGAACCATGGGTCATTAGTGTAATCAGTACGTGCGCATAGACCAGCAGTATCACCGTTCAATGGAACCCAACGGTATTTATCGTTGTAACGGTCATATTGATACTTGTAACCAGAGTCAAGTACAGCGTAAGAAGTAGAAGGTAATACGTTACGGTAAGCAACGATCTTATCTGTAGCAGCAGAACCACCACCGATAATAACTTCACCAGTATCTACGTCTTGTGGAGATGCGAATACCACGCAGTCTAGACGAGTTTCAGCAACATTACCGATAACGTAATCAACAACAGTAGCATCAGCCTTGCCCATTAGAACTAGAGAGATATCATATTGAGCATCATCAGCAAACAAAGAGTAAGCTGTTTCTAATTGGCCATCAGTAGCAGTAAGGTTATCAACACCACCAGAAAGCGCACGAGTCACTGCAGAACCGATAGTAACGAATGATTTACCAGCAGAAGATGTACCCCAGTTGGTGCCACCAGCAGTATGATCCATCCAATAGATGTATTGTGAACCATTATTGATAGCGTCTTTGTAATAGTTGTTAGTACCATCAGACTTCTTAACATCAGAAGCCTTAGAAACAAACGCGAATTTTTCTAGAACAGTTCCTGGTGTTCCTGTCCATAGACCGTTATCGTCAACAACAACAACGTGCAGTTCATCATTAGAACCACCAAGACCATCAGCATAAGAAGATGTGCTTGGAGCAGAATCAAAGTTAGCTTTGTATGCCCACGCACCGAAAGATGCAGAGTCAGCCATAGAAACTGTTAGAGAGTTTCCTAGAGAACCTGGAAAACGAGCAGCCCACTCACCGTTAACACCTTCGCCATTAGCAAAAGACATTAAATAGTCATTAGTATTATTGATCTTAACACCACCAACAGCAATTAAAGCTGTATACACAGCAGTAGTACCAGAAGCAGGTGGAGCAATTGTTACTGTAGGAGCAGTAGAGTAACCTGTACCAGCATTAGTAATAGTTAAACCAACGATAGTAGAAGCAGAAATTGTTACTGTACCAGCAACGAAACCATTACCGCCACCAACAGTTACTGTAGGAGCAGAAGTGTATCCAGAACCAGCTGTATCGATAACGATAGCGCTGATAGATCCACCAGATTGGGTTACATGAGCAGTTGGGGCAACACCACCAGCAAGTTGCGGAGCAGAAAATGTGACGATAGATCCATCAGAATATCCAGAACCACCTTGAGAAACTGTAACACCAGTTACGCCTCCACCAGACAAACGAGCAGTAGCAGTAGCTTGAATACCAGAAACATCATCAGGTGCTGTAATGGAAACTGCTGGAACAGAAGTATATCCAGAGCCTACATTACCTTGAGCGAAACCAGTAATAGTACCAGTTTGAATAGCAACAGCGTTGCGTTGTGTGCCAGTGTCAGCGCGGCTGATCAAAAGGCTATTTGTATAAGACAGGAAGTTCGCTGCAGTAAAAAAGGCTTGGGCATTGGCGTCTTGTGGCTTACCGAAGATACGAACTAATTCGTTCTCGGAAGTAACAGATGTAGGAGCCAAAACTGGACCCCATGCAAACGCACCAGCGAATGCTCCACGTGAGCTAGACACGGCTGGAACGATTGCTGAAAAATCTTTTTCTACGACTGCAACGCCTGGAGATAATTGGAAAGGCATTGTAATTCTCCTTGTTAATAAGTTTTACTTTAGACAGAAAATCGTGTCTACATTTTATTTAGTTTTTACAAGTTTTCAACTCAGAAATTCAAAGGCTCGGCATCACCGTCCCCATTATCATAGAATCCGAATGGCGTCAGTTCCTCTTCGATAGCTTGCATTTGTTTCTTATACATAATCTCTCGGAGGTTTACATTATTTAGCTCTTTAAAATACGGGTTAGTTGTTAGCCAACCAAAGAGAACCAACGGCATTACCAAATCATCGTGATAGCCTTCATCTGCTGCGTAAGAACCCTTAACCTCAATAAATGTTGAGATTTCAGAGATTGTATCAGCATCGTTAACAATCAGCTTATTTTCTTCGACCATAGCTTTGAAGTTGTGACATCCAATGCGTTTGACCTTTTTATCAGTGTTAACACCCAGTTGAGTTTTACCTCCACCGAAGCCACCACCAATTACCTGTCCATTAGTGTGGCGGTTTACCATTAGAATGTTCTCATATTCGAGTTCACTATAAAGTATGTGCGCAACTTGTTCACTAATGTTAGTTTCAATTAAGATATAAGCCTCATTGTATTCCTTACCAATCTTGTATAAAACGTTAGGATACAACAGCGGGCTAATCTCGTTATTTCTGTACTTACCAACTATACGATAAGGCACTTCTGTGATGTCGATAATCTGGAAAGCAGAGTGATCTCCACCAACACCTTTAGCGACGTCAGCAATAATACAATATGTATGCCCAGCAGATGGACGTACATAGATGTCTAAACCATCTTTCTGATAGATTAGTGGATCCACAGACATCTTAGCAATAACATCGGCGTTGACCAATGTTAAACTAGAACCCAAGAACTTACATGCAACCTCTTGGTTGTACTTTAGTTCACCAAGCATCATCTTCTGTTCTTGTGCCCACTTCTCATCACGACCTGGAATTTCCCAGTAAGGAATGAATAGAGGGACAAATCCGTTACGACCTTTCTCAGCATCATTCCAGAATTTCCAGAAGTGATTATAACCAAGTGGCGTAGAAGATAGAAGAATCTTTGTTGTTTGACCCGCAGAAATAGTAGGGTAAACAGAAGTGAAGAACTGTTCAGCAACAGTGTTTGGAATAATCGCAGCTTCGTCAACATACAATAAGTTAACAGACTTACCACGAATACCAGAAGCAGATGTTGCTGCAGTGAATACTTTAGAACCATTTTCTAGTTCAATGTCACCTTTGTTCCAAGTAGTAACACCTTGTTGGAGCCATATTGGAAGAGCCTCATACATAGTCTGATAACGATCCAAAACTTCACGAGCAGCAGTGGCTTTGTTTGCCAAAATAGCTACGTTCTTGTTTGCTTGGAATAGAGTGTACCAAAGGATATAGGCAGCTGATGTAGTCGTCTTACCTTGCTGACGACCTTCCATAAGAATAACACGACGGTTATTATGGATGACATTGATTTTGTTTTTCTGACAATCATACAGAGCGAACTTAATCAGACCATGATCTAGAGAAACGATGTAACAGTAATTTTCAATAAAGTAGATAGGGTCTTGGGAGCACTTCATATACTCCTGAACTTGTTCAGATGTATAGTTTACCTGAACTCCAGCTGCCTTTAAGTTACCATTTGAATTATAATTTTCTGATGCCATTAAAAGTTATTCATCCAGTTTTCACTGGAAACAGTAGCGTTAGTTGTATCACCTGTCGCTACGAATGTTTGATTCGGATTAGCGAAGTTCTCGTTGTTGCCGATATTTGCGTTAACTTGGGAGATAACATTTTTATCAGTAACTGGACCATATAAATTCAACTTCATTTCAAAGTTTAATGTATGTGTCACAAAACGACGATCTTGGAAAGATCCATCGTATTCATCATCGACTTGAACACTATTTAGAATGATAGGTACATCAGTCTGAATCCCCATCTCTGGAATAGCATTAATCGTTAAAGTGTAATCTGGAGTAAATGTTGGAAGGATCTGTTCAATAATTTGGAGACCATCTTCCTGTGTTTTTGTCAAAATGTATAATGACATATCTAATGTGTATGGCACTGGAGTATATACTGCAGACTGACTTGATCCAGTACCAGACTTAACTTGTTGCATACGATTAGTTTTACGATGCGCATCATATCTGTAACCAGTAATCTCGAAAGACATTCTTGGTAGAGTTGTATATGTATTGTTTTCTAGGTTTGGATCAGAGTCCAAACGAACAATCCATTTTTCCTTTGGTGCGTAGGCTAAAGGAATTTGTAGTCTTTGAGCAGTTGTGCCATTAACAGAGTCGCCAACTTTTCGATCAATGTAGATGTCACTAAACAAGCGACCAAATGCTACAATGCTTTTGCGAATGATGCCGTGGTAATAGATGTTTCCGTTAAGCATTATTTAATCTCACCGAATGGATTAGACTCATCGAAGTTGATAACTGTTGACGCTTCTTGTTTAAATTTATTGTTATCGCCATAGCTCTCTGTTTTGTCGATATCTATTTCAACTTCACATGTAGCTTGTGCTCCAATGCCATCACCATTGATAGTTATTAGAGGTGGTGTCTGATAACCAGTTCCTGCATTTGTGATTGTGATAGAGGTGATAACCCCATTAGTGATAACAGGTGTTAACACTGCTCCGAAGCCAGCTGCGCTCACTAAAGAGATAGTTGCTGATGTATAACCAGATCCACCATTAACAATAGTTGTCTTTACTACTTCACCATGAGGGTTTCGAGTAGTATTTGTATTAAATGTTTTCAATGTTTCGAATGTATCAATAGCAGCAATGCCAGTATCGATACTTTCAGAAGCATATTGGAATAGTTCTACTTGGAGTTTGTAAACGTATAGCTTACCGAGTTGGTAGAATGGGTCTTGATGCTGAACAAACTTAATTTCAAACAACCCCTTTGATAATGGGAAATAGATTAAGTCGCCTTCATTTGGACGATTAGGTAACTGAGTCACTCCATATCGACCAACGAACATATCCCAACGTCTACGAGATACAACTAAGGTAGCAGACTGTTCGACCATAAGACCAAACTTCTGAATAAATGCTCCCTGCCCACCGAATGAATCTACATTCTCGAAATACATTTCAATAGGGAATGCAGACTTAAATTCACTAAGACGATCTTCACCTAGAATGTTATCCTTTGACACTAATGTTCTTGGGATGTACATAACCTCGTTCCCATACATACGTAACGATTCGATGATTAGATCTTCTACAAGGTACTGCTCATTGCGAGTACCGTGTGTAAAGTAAACATTAGTTGTTGACATCTTAGCCCATTATGAAGTTTAGTGGTGCTGACTTGTTTTGTAAGTCATCTTCTAACTCTCGAATCTCTTGCGTAGCTTCTAAGTATAGCTTATCACCATCAAGTGTAACACCACCTGGAAGTTGAATGCCAGAGAATTTCTTAATGTTAATCGCCCATTGTTTCTTGAACTGCGCTGTGACATATCGTTTCAGCCATGCTTCATTCCAGATTTTAGTCCACTGAGTAGGGTCCATTGCACGATAACACTTGATGATAATATAATCACCGAATGCTACATCAGACTGCCAGTTGATATCAAGATACATACGATCTTGTAAACGGTTAAAACGGAAATTGTCTTTACCATTTAGAGTCCAGTCTAGTAAGTCTAGATGCTGCATAACAGTAGTGTAGTAAATGATAGATGTAGATGTTAAATCGTACAAGTCATTCAAACGTAATTGGTACTGTAAATCAAAAATGTTCTTAGAAGATGATGCTTGCCCGATAGAAAGAACATCTGTAATACCATAGACATAGTCTGGAATATTGATGTAACGATTATCATATTCACGTGGAGTGATAGAAACTGTAGTTGCAGTAACTGTTGTTCCTTGAATAGCCTCGCCTGGAATAAACGTACCAACAATATTTTTAACAAGCAATAGTGTTCCAGCAGACATGCGCTGAGATTCGCGTGTTACTGTAGCCTTAGCTCCAGAAGTTGCTCCAGTGATATGTTCTTCGAGAGCAAATTGATCTGCAACCGCAGTAGTAAGGATAATTTCTGATGCGCGAATTTGTTGCTTTAGATAAATTTCTTCGACACCTTCGTAATGATACAGACGCCAGTAGTCTAGACACTCATCAATACGGTCTTCTAACTGATCGTCGTCTACGTTAATTTCCAATACTGGAGCACCAAGTGCTCTCAAGCAGTATTGTTTTAGAGATTCTCTAGATGTTGGGATAGCCATTTGTTATACCTTAAGCAGTGAATAGTGTTGGAACACCTTTAATAACAGCTGTACCAGAAGAAACAGTTGCTTGTAATAAGACATTGCTGCCAGAAATTGTTACACTAAATGCCGTGTTAGTGGTAGCAGTTTGCAATTCACTATCTGTTAGGTAGTTTGATGACATTGTGGCAGTTGTGCCATCATGTACAACTAAGAATTTCATAATTTTATATGCAGATCCATTTTTAACTTGAACAGTAAACTCACCAGAAGTATATGTAGCTTTAGGGAATGAGAATACAGTCTGTGCAGAAGATCCAGATGTAGTGAAAGAAAAAGAATCTCTAGTAGCAATATCTTGATGATTAAAACCTTTTGATTTATAGTAACCATAGGTTCCAGAGAATACTCCACTAGTTTCAGTACCATCTACATAAAATTCCATTTGATTGGAATCATTACCCAATACTAAAGCAGCGTTTTTATCACTACCTTTAAAGTAGTGCATACGCAGACCAACATCTTTACCGTCATCAGAAGTTAGTACACCACCATCTGTAGAATGTAATTCTAAAATAGAGTCTGAATAACTTGAATTTGTAGATGTAACAGTAGTAGTTGTACCTTGAATCGTAATGTTACCTGTGACAGTTAAGTTACCAGATAGCAGAGTTGTTCCAGCAGCATTTCCAAGATTAAGAGTAGTAGCAGCACCAAAGGCATTAACTGTAGTAGCTATTGTATTCCATAAATTCTGAGTAGTCTGCGTGCCAACAATAGTTGGATTCCCGAGCGTTAATGTTCCGCTAGTTCCACCAAGACGAACTGTAGTAGCAGCGCTACCCACATTAAGTGTAGTAACTACTGAATTGAAAATAGATCCAGTTGTTCCAGTAGTAGTTGTAATCGTAGGCGTCTTCATCTGTAAAGCGCCTGTAGAGCTGATAAATCTCCACTTTTCATTCGCGGCTAAAAATCCACCAGTACCTAAAATAATATCACCGACTGCTGAGTTGCCACCAGTTGCTAATACTAAGTTACCATTTAATCCAGATCCACCTACAGGTTGTACAAAGAAATATCCATCATTGTTGCCTGTTATTGTATAATTACTATCACTAAAATTAGATCCAGTAATACCCATATCAGCCCAACCAGCTGTATCTGAACCATTATCTGCATATGCAACAAGATCAGATGAACCTGCTGAGTTTGAGTTAGTCATTGCTAACTGAGCATATGTACTACCACCAGCTTTAAAAACACCTGCAGGCGCTGTAAGAGGTGATGTAGAAGCGTTAGTTCCAACGTATAATACGCTGCCGACTGCTAGCGATTTTACAATAGAAGCACCACCAGCAATAGTTAATGCGCCATTTGTTCCAGTAGTGGCATCAGCAGTGCCACTAATAGCAATAGATGTTAGACCCGCAATAGTAGATGACGAGCTTCCAAGATCAATAACTGTTGACCCGATAGTAACGTTAGCAGTCGCCCATGTAGGAGCATAACCAGCACCAGCAGACTTCAAGAATGTTCCAGAAGCACCAGCTGTAATGAATGTAGATAAACCAGTATCAGCCTGAATAATCAACTGTCCAGCAGAACCACCAGCAATGTTCGTTGCTGTAGCAGCAAGAGTAGATGTACCAGCAGAGATAGAAGAAGCTGCAACCCAAGTAGGGGCACCAGTACCACCAGAAGTTAAAATCTGACCAGATGTACCAGCAGCAGAAAGAGCTAAACCACCAGATGTAGAATAAGCTACAGCACCAGCGGTAGCTGTGAGAGAAGAACCAGTACCACCATATGCTAAACCAACAGCATTACCCTGCCAAGCAGAGCCAGTACTAAATGTTTTGTTTAGCGCTGTTTGTGATGAGATATTATTAAGCATGGTGGCACCGCCACCTGCAGTAGTTCCATCATGTAGACGAATCGTTTTAAGATCGGTGTCAACAGAAATTTCACCAATAGCGCCTGTAAACGCATTGTTCTGTGTTGTTGTACCTCGTCTAAATTGTACTTGTGTTGACATAGTTTTCCTCTAATTCGATATATTTAGGCTTGGGCTTCAGACCAGAATA